TGCAGTACCAGATGGGTTGTTTATATCATTTAAAAATGTTGCTAAGTTTGCAGAGTTGCTGTCTATCTCAATGTCACCCTCTGCGTTAACTTTGGTTACTCCATTATAAACAGTTGTACCAGTACTTGCATCTACTTGGATATTTAACTCAGAGTAGTTTTTACTTGCGTAGTACGCAATGTCTGATCTAGTTTTTTCTTCTTGAGCTTTCATTAACTCTGCGCTTAACCCTTGCCCAATTATTGAATACAAAACTCTTAAGTCATGAAAAACCCCAACAGTCTGGGGGCTTGATTGATCTGGTACATCAGCGTTATCTTCTTTAAAGCTAATGGATGTTGAACTGTTGACTTCAGTAGTTCTATCAAAAATTAATTCAAAAGCAAACGACGCATTTCCAGCCATAGGTTGAGTGAGTTGCTTTGGGTCTTGAAGGATTGGTAAGTACATATCTTTACGTGCTTCAATTGCATGTTCAATATCTTGTGGGTTAAACTGAAACCTACATCGCATGTTTGGAAATCTTGTTCGACCCTCACCTTGATCAGTTATAAGGTTTCGGATAAATCCACGAGTTAATCTTGTTGTGCTATTAGTAGTTTCAAATGAACTATCAACTCTTACAGTACCTGTTCGCACAAGGTTTGGATCAAAAGCAAAAGGTTTATTTAATACATCATCTTTCTTATCTCCAACACCCCTAGAAGTACCTGGTGAAGTTTGTTCTAGAAAATCATATAAATCGGCATAATCTTTATATGAGGTCATTACATACTCCTAATTTTATTAATGTTGGTTTCTTGCTCAATTAACTTAGATATACGCTTAGCCATTGTTCTTAAATCATACTCACTAATTGACCCACCAGAACCAGATGCAGTCATGTGAATAACGGGGGCAATTGTAATGGTACTACCTTCATGTACAGTAGTTCCTCCAAGTGAACCCCCTCCTGATGCAACCATAGGGGAAGATGGGATACTCATAGGAGACACTTCTGGCTGTGGGTCACCTGCTACAGCAGTTCCTCCAAAGTAATTCCCATAGTTACGGTATAACCCTTGAAGGTCTTTGTTTTTTATTGCGGTGTTATATTCATTAACAACACTATCAATAACTGACATCAGACCCCTACTAGAAGCACTAGTACTTCTACTAGCTACTGACTTAAAATCAGCAATAGTTGGATTTGGTTGCATCATAACTTTCATTAAACCCACTTGATGTTTTGTTAAGTGGTGTGCAGTGTAGTTAAGCCCTTGTTCAAGGGTATCAAAGTTTTGAACAGGGTAGTTACCATTTTGGTTGTAGTTAGTTTCAGATCTATCAAGCCCAGCAATAGTACGACGGTTGTTACCAGATACTACGTTGAAGGGGTTGTACATACCTCCTCCACCTTCTTTTTTAGTCCAAGCTCTAAGCCACATTAATTTTTCTGTTGTTATGTTTGTTCCAAATTTCTTTAAAAGTTTTTCTGAGAAGTCACTAGTGTCAACACCAAATCCAGGGTTTATATTTTGTGCCCAGGTAACACCCCGACCTCTAACATTTTCTGATGCTTGTTCTCTAGTTAATCCTGTTTGTCCTAAAAACTGTTGTACAGTCATATTTTTAGTCCAAGCAAGCTGAACGTGGTGGTCTTCACCTTCACCAGTAGTAAGTCCAAATCTATACAAGTTCTGCTTAACCCATGCTTTTACTTTGGGGTCAGATAAATCTAAGTCAGCGGCCATACCAATTTCGTGAAGTGATTCACCAGGAATAGCCGCAGGTGGATTACGATCACCAGGTTTTTTCATAAACTTTTTACCACCCCAGTTAATTACCCGACGTGTTTTACCATCATAGGCATCAACAAAGCTAGTTGTACCAGCAGGTGCTTCTGTATACCGGTCAGTAAACAATTTAGCCTGCTGATAACCATCTCGACGTCCACCTTGTGGACTTAATTTTAGATCTAGGCCAGCTTCTTCCATAGCTTTTGTTGCCATGTTTTCGACAGATGTTTTAAGACCAGGGTTTAGTTTTTCACTTGCAAACTTGTTTGTAGTAGCCATTTTAGTTTCTGTTTGATTACTACTTACTGTACCTTCTAAAACAAAAGTTCCTGGGACGTAACCTTCAGGAAAAAAGAACTCTTTACCTTGCGTAACAGCTGGAACAGCTGGATCAGTAGCAAGAGGGTTAGAAGGAGTGATATTTGGATCACTCTTACCAGCTATTGAAGGGGTTGTACTAGAAAACCCATAAAACCCAGATTTCTTAGAGAAAGGACTTGATTCATCTAGAACAGGGTCACCTTGTAATGCCATTCCGGCACCCATCAACCCAAAACCAAGAGGTGCTCCGACACCAGTTGCCACCATAGCTGCACCACCTATACCCATTAATCCACCGAGTAACTTCTGACCAATTCGGTTACCAGTTCTTGCACCAATAATACCTGCCATTTTTTCTTCAAACTTAGCCATAACATCAGTTAGTCTTTGCGTTTGTCTTTCTAACTTGGCATAGGCATCAGCTTGGCTTCTATAGAACTGTTCGTCTCTTTTACCACGCTTGCGTTCAGTTTCTTCTGCTTCCATAGCAAAGGTATCATCAATACCCATACGTTTACGATCTTCTTCTTTTGAAGGGTCGTACATACCTTTGCCACCCTTATTTCTAAAGGCAACATTAGATTGAGCATATTGGATAACTTGATCTTGTAAGTCCCCAGATACCCCCATAGAGGATAAGGTTGCTCTGGTAACAGAACCGGGAGCTGAGGCTGTTTTTGCAAGACCTGGGTCGTTTAGACCAGCTTTTCTAGCAAGATTTTGAATGAGATCTTTAGTGCTATTCTGTTTTCCCCCAGGACCAATAAGGCTCATACCAGTCATCATAAACATCTTGTTTACTGTTTCCGGAGCAGCAAGGTTTTCAATGATACTGGATGCGCCTTCTGCCCCCATAGAGAAGCCACTAATGGTTCTCATCATCTCAACACTTGATGCCTGTTGGGCAGCATTGATGCCTGTACGGGCTTGTAAGGCCATCAACTGGTTAATACCATTAGTACCAAGCTTATAGTCAGTTAGGGGCATTCTAAGATTATTCATTACTTGACCCTGGCTCATGCCGGTCAACTGTTGCATCTGTAGGGTAGATCTATCCGCATTAAGTGCGTAGTCTCTTCCGGATTCTACACGGTTATCAATAGCTTGAATGCCTACTTTTGCTAAAGTACCAGCCATGCTTGCAAAATTACCAGCTTTTGAAAAACCCCCAGCAGTAAGCTGTTGCATTCCACCTATAGCACCACTACCACCTTTAAAACTTTCATAACCAGGGGCAGCATTAACACCCCCTGCTATTCTTTGAAAAAACCCACCACCTCCACCTTGCCCTTGGCCTTGAGCTAAAGCGTGTTGCCCAGACAAAGCAGCCGATACAGCATCAGGAGCAGGTTGAACGTTTGGAGACTTACCAGGTGCAGTACCTACAGTTTTGGTACCAGCTGCTTGGGTTGTTGAACCAGTAGAAAACTGTCCACCTTGAGAACCAGCCTGGTGTACTTCATAAGTAGCAGAAAAATTATACTTTTCATACATCTCTTTAAGGATGTTTCTGGCTTCTGTCAGTGTGTCAACTAACGCCTTAGTTTCTTCCTTAATTCCTTTTATACTATCTTTAAGACCCTTAAGAGATGAAAGATCAGCGTTAATACCAACAGAAGAAGAGACCATTGCCCCTGCTTCTTTGGAAACTGATTTGTTAATTTCATCTTCGGTCATTAGCTACTGCCTCCATCAGATATTCTCCATTTAGCCATACGGAACCAAAAGTCTCTTTGGCGTATTGTCATACTCCGTATATCATCTAAACTAAACCCTTTGTAAACAGTAGCTACGCCTTCGTACTCCCAGTATATACTTTTTAGGTCAGGCAAGTAAAAGGGATACCCAGTCTACATTTATCACAATATCAGCGCTACAAGTAGCGCACTGGGTATTCACCTCCCCAAGCTTGGGTCCCACCTTTGGACCTAAAATTGCTGAGAGAATAGTATTGCGATCCTGTAGACCAAGATTTTTGGCCCACTCTTCGCTATACAAACTGTCTTTATGGTCTTTCCAAACTACACAACGACTAATAAGCAAGGTGCTCTGTTGAGCAGTGCTTTCACCTCTTGACATAGCAATGTTGTCTGAGCCTACGGGAAGTTTAAACTTCAATACTTCACCATTTTTAAGGGTAACATTAAAAGGTTCACGCAGGTTAAATGTTGTTGTTTGAATCGGAAAGTCCTCTTCAATGTTGATAGTTACATCATTTGATGTTTTACAAGCACCACAAGGGTACTTAAATGTTCGCTCTGGGCCATAAGTAGCTCTGAGTATAGCAACTAACAAGGTATCTCTATCCCCCGTAATCAACTCTTCAATAACACTCTTATTGCTTTTAACAAGAGTGTCTCCAATTCTTACAGTTGCACGACTTACTAAAGTACCAACATACATTGCATATGTAATGTTTTTGTTACCCTCTAACGATGCTAAGAATTCTTCATCTTTACCGTTTAGTTCTCTAACCTCTGCCGTAGTTTGCCATTGTCCCGTTGTGGGGTTAATTAACCCTCTTTGCAATTCTACAATTACAGATTCTGGGGCAGCAATAACAGGGGCTGGTTCTTTGAACATTTCGTCCATTGACTCAACTTCAATTGTATTACTCATTGTTTACTCCTTGTATGTTTGGTTTAGTTTAACGATTCTAGGTTTGTAATGTCAGTTGCATTCCACCCTAGCTTAAATCCTTCATGGTGTACCGTAAGTTGTTGCACAATAATACCAGAGTCACCTGCTGAAAGATCACTCAAAGTATAAGCACCCGGCCAGCAATCAAACAGTTTAATACCTAGGCGAACTTTACCCAGGTTATTAGCTGCAGAGCTGGTTGTACCTGATTCTTGGTATGTACCAACTGAGTGAGGATGGTCAAAAACTTTAACCATAATATTACAGCGGTAGTCGTTACCACCCGTAGCATTAGAATCGGAACCACCTACCGTAGCGGTGTTCCATGAGTGGAGGAACTCAGACCATTTCCATAAATGGCTTTGTTCTGCAATAACACCACGACTAAACGTAATGGGGCCAAAGTCAGACTGACCAACTAGCTTATGGGTATGGGTATTCATTCCACCTTCACGGTAACCTACCATTTGGTGTTGTACTGAAACACCAGTCATAGCAGCAAATCCCAAGTCACCAATACCATTAAGAACTGTTGCTAAAGTACTATTAGCAGTAGGTTGGATAGTTACTTGAAATTTAAAGTTACGTACTGGGTCTGTAGCGGCTGAACGTGCCATTATTCATTCTCCTTGTTAGATGTTTTCGATTGCGTTTGAACCACCGGTCCACTGGGACAGGTTAATTACTATAAATTCAGCTGGGTATTGCAGAGCAACACCAACTTCAATTCTTACTTCTCCGTTATCTATGCTTACGGACGTGTTGTTTGCTGAACTACAAGTTACGTAGAAAGCTTCAGCTGCGGTTTCACCCTTTAAATTACCTTGGCGCCAAAACTCAGCAAGCATGGATGAAATACCAATAGTAAGTTGACTCCACAATCTTGAGTCATTGGGCTCAAATACAGCGTAAGCCGTACCATCTTTAAGAGCCTGCTTCAAGTAGTTCAAAGTACGACGTGAAGAAATGAACTTTCCTGGAGCAGCCTTATCCAAGGTACGACCACCATTAACAACTATTCCACCACCAGGGATTGCTTTTAGCGTATTAATGTTGTAGGTACCGTATAAGGTGCCAGTTTCGGATGCCGTAAAGTTGGTTCCAAGACCAATTGCGTTTCTAACACCTACATTGAGCCCTGCAGGTGTCTTAGCAACACCCTTTTCAATCTCAGTTCTAACGTAAGTACCAGCAATAGCTCCACCAGGTGCAGTTGCTCTCACTGCTCCAGGTCCAGTCTTTGAAGGGTCAATCATCAACAAGTGTGGGTAGTACACGGATGCGTAATTTGAAACTGTGTAGCCTCCAATGTTACCTCCAATAGTTGAAACGTTGGTTTCTGTCATTGACGGGTCAATGATAACAAAGCTATCACCACGACTCTCGGCCTTAGCAATAAATGGGTTAATAATCTGTGCTGAAGTTTTATTTACAGCGTTTAATAGTAATACTCCTTCAACTACATCAAGTTTTGTCAAAGCCGAAACATAATCTGAATCTTGTATTGACGCCCCCGCAGAACCACCTGCATAAGAAACAGCAGTACCTGAATAAGCAAAAGCTGAGCTAGTTCCAGTAGAGGTTGTTGCAACAGGGACTGGGTTACCAATAACCACATTATCAATATATTGTGAATAAGTATTCAAAATAGTTACAAAATAACGGTTAGCCGATGAACTGGGAGAAAGGTCATTCCAACGTTCAACTTCTGTACCATTAAGTTTGACAACTAAGTTAAATGATGGCATAACTGTAGAGGTAGCTGTGGTATTACCATTGCTAAATTCTAAAGTAAGGTTATTACCCCAAGTTCCTTTGCTCATTGCAGAAGCAGTAAACAAGGTTGCAGTCGTTGATGCAGCGCCACCAACATTAGGGTAGTAAGGAACCGTTACAGTCGCAGCAACAGCATTAGACGAATTGATTCTTACAATATAAGCATCTTTACCACCATTTGAAAAGTAGTGGTAAACAGCAAATCCAAGATCGTATTCCTGGCTAAGTTCTCCATAAAGCGTACGGTACTCTGACCAAGATCCAATTAAAGTAGCGTCAGAAGGTCCTCGTGAGGATTCTCCAAAGAAAACTGCAGTTGAACGAGAGGTACTAGCTTGTCTTGGCTTTGATACAAAAGCTGACTCTGTTACGTACACACCAGGGTTTTGGTAAGTGGGCATTTAAAACTCCTCTAAAATGTCGGTTATTGACGGAAAATTATCATTGTTATCTACAGCTAAAGCACCTTCAACTGAAGCAACTTTCTTAAACACAGTAAGATCCGTGTCAGCTATTTCAGCATTCATTTGTATTGTAAACACTTTTCTAAAGATACGTTTTCGGTATCCTGCTTCTCTATCAAGGAGGTCCGAGGGATTCCATGACAGAAGATCAAATCTTCGAATTGTACCATCTTCTGGGATTTCAATAAATCCTTGTCTAAATGGTACTACTCGTCTTAATATTTTACTAGATAACTGCCGATCATGTAGGGCAGTTCTAGTATAAGTGGTTACTTGGTACACTAACGTTACGGGAATAAACGAATGGACTTTAAGACCAGAGGTGTTTGTAACCTGTGCAGCAAGTTCAGTTGCGTTTAACTCTGAGGGATAATAGTTTATGTAAGCTGGACTATTAGAAGCCGAGGCGGAATTACTATAGTAATAAGTAGTTTCTGACAGCTGCCGTCTTGTGTCATGCGACATACCAATCATTTCTACAGTTATAAATGGGTAAGCTTTTTCTGTTTCACCCTCCGGATATCTAAAAAACACCTGCACTTGCCTATCCTGATTACGGTCATCAGAAACAGTAAGATTGCTAAATCTGTTTTTTACAGCAGCATCTTCTGCAAGAAGGAATCCCTTATTAGACATTATTTAAGACCTATTTTTATAAGTTGTGTTTTAATTAACGGAATAAGTTCTTCTTGTGCTTTTATTGCCGCCATTCTAATAACAGGGCTGGGTGGGAATTCATCAGAACCATGTTCTAGCATATCAGCATCTGGATGATTTGATGTAATATGTACAACCATATTGTCATAATCAAAAGTTACATTAATAGTTTTAGCAGCTTCACCCCAAGAATCTTTGGCCTCTTTACGTACCTTTGTCTGGTACTTTCTAACTGCAGCTTTTATTGCCTTTTCAACTTTATTTAAACTAGTAATTAAGTTGTTAACTGCATAAGGGGTGCTTGGCTTAACTTTAGAACGGTAAGAAGAAGTTGATGCAGTTTTCCCAGGCATTGGGACCCCTTACAGTTCTAGGCGTTGAATGCTACAACGCACGTTGTAGCTAGAACAATTTTAGCCTATTTGAGGTAGGGTTGCAGGCCAGGGGAGGTTATTAGACGACAGCTCAGGAAAACTGTCATCATTAACAAATTCCTGGTCAACATATAGTTCTTGTCCCTGGATAAGTACAAAGACTTCACCTTTTACACGGCCTCTAACAGCATAGTCAAATACTGAAAAGAATCTACCATCATACAAAAACACGTCATTAAGGTGGTTACGGTACTCCCAGACTGTTTCAATACCTGCGTTTCTCATGGCATTTACTGGAACAAACAAGTTCATTGTTTCCAAAGTTAAACGACCCTCAGGAATAGACCTTCTTTGGTCTTCAGTTTCAGAAGCTAAAAGTGCAGGTAGCACTACCCCTGGTTTGTATTTACGACCACCTGTACCACTTGGTGATTCATCGTAAACATCATCATAAATGCTTGTAGCACTGGCACTAGCTCCTAATGGTATAAACTCATACCAAACTAGGTACTCTGAACCGGACTCTTTATGCCTTTTATTAAAGTGCTTGTTAATTAACGATAGTTCAGTATGAAGGTTCATTAGTAAAATGAATTCGTAGTAGCACCCGATGGTGGGTTAGTGTCTATATACACGTCTTCACGTAGCTTATCTCCCTTAGTTTCTGGGCTAACAATACCTTCATCAATTTCCGGCCATTGACGTTCCAAGGGTGAGAAATCTCCAAGCTCTTTAGACTTATATATAGGTACAAGTCGGTTAGTAGTTCTTGAAGTACGACGAAGGTTCATCACTTCAAGCCTGTCAAAGCCAATGTTAAGTGCTGCAGCATGACGTCTGTATTCAGCTTCCCATTGGGATAGTAACGCTTGAACCATACGAAAACGTTGGCTTGCTGGAATATGTACAGACTCAGATGTAATTACATCAATGTCTCGGCTGTACTCAGTCATTAAAGCCCATAAAGATTCACAAATAGCTGAAATACCAATTGCGTCAATAACTACATCCGAAAGTTGTTCAACAGGAAGATGAAGGGTATGTAAGTGTTTATCTAGTGCTCTTTTAGAATAAAAGGCCAGGTCAGTAGGGGTAACCCATTCATAGTAATAACCCTCAACCATAACTTTAGTGCTACTTGAATAAGTTCCAGTTAATCTTAAAATACCATTACGTTCATCAACACTATATTGGGAAGCTGCCAATACCGATGCTGCTCCGGAGTTAGATGTGTATACAGCTACCCACAAAGAGTCTGAATCAATATTAATATGGTCTAACTCGTAAGTGCGTCCTACAACATCAAAAGATGCTTGAAAGAACTTAGGGAAATCCCTGAGATAAGTTCTTGCAATATTTTCAATATCTGCCTGTGTTG